AATGGGAATTGATTACCTTTTTTGATATATACCTTTACGTAAACATTGACTGTTGTAGCCCGTGTAAAACCGATTTCATGTACGATTCCACGATTATCAGTAAATGTATATACAGTAGAGCCATATGCACGAATACCACCGCCCTTTTTGCGGAATATAGCCATTGCTACCTCTTCATCTAAACCACCAAGTACTACCGTTTCAATACTGTGTGGTGGGCGTCCTTCTGCATCTTCAACATTAGTGTCATTTTCAATTGTGATTGCAGCTCGTACCCCCTCCACTTCATCAAGAACATTTGATTCGATGGATTCTACACGCCGAGCACCAACTTTTCCAAGTGATGCATAGTAACGATCCTGCAATTCTGCGTCCGTTTCTTCATCTTGCCCATTAAAAAAAGCATCTGGATTCGTTACCGAATTGATACCACTTTGCGGATTTACAATTATTGATATGTCTCCAGGCTCTACATTCCCTATAGCGCCATATTCTAATGCTTCTACAGGGATACGATAATTACCATCTTCTACAGCTTCTATAGCCTCTAATGCTTTAAAATACACATTGTATCGTGTTCTAAATAAATCACCTAAATTGATTTTTGCCCCTTTATCTAGATTGACAACGACCTCACCATTAGCTTTAATCCAATGTTTACGAGTTATAACACGCTTAACATTAGCCTCTAGCGTTGCTCCTTCCGAAGTATCAACAAAGCGAGCATTATACACCATTTCAAGTTGTTCATTATCTTCTGCCCTTTGTTGGGCCTGTAGGTGGATCATCTTACCGATAGGTGTACGATCTGATAAATCGGCATCCTCCCCATATAAATCCCGTGCTTGTTCCTCAATCACTGGCAAATAATCCGCTGTTCTTTGCCGCTTAAATCCCCACTTGGTTAACACTTGCCTCCCCTCCAATCTCTCTTCCTTCTACAGTTCTTACCCTGAAATTTATTGTAAGATGTCGTTTAATACGATTAAACTTATAGTCAACACTTAAAACCTCAGCAACGCGCGGTTCTTGGTATAAGCAATCATTCATGGCTTGTACTACTTGCTTTTTATTGGGTATTTTTTGTTCAATGACTATGCGTCTAAAACCATGATTATCATTGAACATCCATTCCCCAACCACTGTGCGTAACAAATGCTTCAAATTCTGTATGAGCTGCTCATCACCATGTACAAGCTCATTAAATACCCAATCGCCATCATCATTATACTTAAACGTGTGCATAGAATCCCCCTAACCCGAAAACACATCTGGACTTGATTCAACTATTTTTCCACTGCCCCCCGGATAAATCACTACATCACCCAAACGCGCAATTTTTTTGCCATTAATGAATACTGTCTCACTACTAGCAACAACCCTGCCAATACCACAGTGTGGGCAATTGTGATGAACTAAATCACCGTCTCTAGCTTGAGGTAATCCATTTGTAAATACATTGGTACTACCTTCTACGATTGGCCCGCTTACAGCATGAGGGCAACATGGTAAACCGTGGTCACAAGTACCGGTGTGTTGATCTGTTACTCTAGCAACTAGTTTTTCCATTAATATCACCTACTTTTAAGGATTAAAATGAATAGTTGGAGCAATAGCTGTAATTTTGTTATCAGATTCTATAAATATTTCACCATCTGGTTGAATGCGAATTTTATTTTTAAATTGTTTATCAGTAATTAACACATCATCTGGATGTACATTTTGTAAAGGCTTGGTGAAGAAATTAACTCCGCCCACGATTAAGGCATCATTTGCACTAAAAGATCGACTAGCTGCCTCGCCCCCTCCAAACATGAGAGGGTCAATATCAGCTTGTGAGCAAACAACTAATACAATATCACCTTTTTTGAATGGCACCTGAATGACAAATTGTTCTGTTTGCCAAAAACTAAACGGTACATCCAAAATAGGAGTCGCTTCCGGATCATTTAATGGTCGGACATCAGCTTTATACAAATTCATGTCTACTTCAACCACTTCGCATATTAAGCATGTATTCATATTCATCAAATTTTCTTCAATTGATTCACTTACAAACTGTGTCATAGTTGTTTTCGTCATACTGGCACAACCTCACATTCTGTATAATATTCTTGGCCGGATGTATCACCCTTATGTTCACCTTTCGATACACGGAAAAGCCCATTAACTTTTCTTGAGGTTAGTTTGATAATGACATCTGTTGTGATTTTATGATTTAGCAAAACCTTAATTTTGTAGCCTTTAAGCTTTTTCTTAGGGTTCTTAGTTTTGGACTTTTTCTCGTCCTTTACTTCCTCTTCGATTTCCTCTGGTTCATCTATAAGACCAGTTTCTTTTGATATATCTAGTCCTAATTTGTCCCCTTTGGCTCGATCACGTACATACATACGTCCTTTATTGATATGCAGTTTTGCTTTGCAGTCTTTTGCAATCTCTGATACTAAAAATTTAATTTTGCCATTCAGTGCTTTCCCTGAACGATATATAAAATCTACTGGCAAATCAATATCACCGATTGCAAGGCCTGCATCACGTGCTAATTCTCTTAAAATAAGAGAGGCATGCGTATTACGGCCATAGGTCCGTTTGATGACCGTTTTTGTATAGTCCATAGTGCAATCAATGCACTTAAAAGTAGTGATTTTGTCTAGCCCTTCCCACTTTGTTTCTTTTTTCTTGAGTGTACCCGCAAAAATAACGCCATTGTCATCTACATAGCCAGCACTTAAAATAGCTGCTTTATTAGTAGCAATGGCATTAATAGTGCTGTCTTTTAGGTTATACACGCTAATATCAATCGTATCTACTTTTTCATTGTCTCCGAATGGTACACTAAATTTTATAGTTAACGGATCCGTAATTTCTCGATCACTAATTAAAAATGTAGTTTTACGCATGTATAAATTACTCATCTGAATCACCTACATATAAAAAGACCGTTTCATTCATATTCTCGTATGTAATACGAGTGGCAGAATTAGCACGGTCTTTAGGAATTATTTGTACTTTAGGTAAGTCAATATTTACACGATTTTCGAATAGAGGGCGATTGATGATAAGTTTTTCTCCAATAACAAGAACTCCTCCATCTTTAAATAAGTCTACAGTGAAAAAATCATATGTCTGATTGTAGTTAACCTCTATTTCAAACACTTCCCCTGCAAGCTCTATCTCAAAAGAATAGGGAATTTCATCTTTATCAATTTCAATGTATTCATTCAATTTTTACGCCCCTCCAATCCAGCTTGACCACCACCAGATGAACTCTTGGGAGGTGTCGTGTATTTTGATTTATTTGTTTTTGATGCGGAAGTAGGTGTCTTTTTCGTCTGTTGACGACCTTTTTTCGAAACCGGTTTTGTTTGTTTTTTAACAGGAATAGAAACACTAACAAATTTAGCAACCTTAGCTACTTTTATTTGTTTGAGTGTCATTGTAAAAGCATATCCATCTTTAATTTTTGCTTCATAATCATGTGAAAAATCCGTTATGACAACATGCTTTAATGAAGTCATGTAATCAAAATCGATGATTTCACCAGCTTCTCGATATTTCCGAAGCTTTAACACTTTTTCCTGTGTATCATCAAGGATAATCCCTGTTAATGAGATGGTGATAGGGTTACTTTTCACATGATCTGTAATCTGCTCACCATCTTCAAGCGCATGGTCAGTCGTTGTAGACGATTCTGGCATCGACACCTTAGTAATAACATCAATTAATACGTCTTTAATATATGGCATCCCATCACCACCTACATAATTTGTAATTCCTCGCCCAACACTTCACTAATTACCTCACGGACTTTTTGAGCTATATCCACAGGGTTATCTCCTGTAATATGGAAAATAAATTGATGACCACCATTGTTACTTGGAGCACTATTCTTCTTATCTAAATTAAATGTTCCTACACCCGATTCAGAACTATTATCAAGGTTTAGTTCCGGTGTACCAGAACTACCCTGACTTAATATCCCTGCTCTACGTAGCATATTTGATTGATTAGCAGTCAAGACAGATTCATCTTTATGCAACTCTGCTACATAGCCATCATAAGGAACACGTTCAAGACCTGTAGCATGGGAACCGCTAATAAAATTGCCAACTGCGCCGGCTGCTTTACCTATGGTGCTACCTATAGATGAAACCCATTTGGGTAACTTGAAATTTGTGATAGCATTTTTGAATTTATTAAAATTACTAGTAATGGTGTCCCAATTTTTATATATCGTGATACCTGCAGAAATCAACCCTTTTATAGGACCTGCTAAAAAAGATAGTATAGGATTGTTATCAATAACTTGCCACAGTTGTATAGCTTTTGTTTTAACTGTATCCCAGTTTTGGTATAACAGTATCCCTCCAGAAATTAGTAGACCGACGGCGGTCACAACCATTCCTATTGGATTAGCTCTCAAAGCTGCGTTAAAGCCTTGGGTCGCAAAAGTAGAGGCAATTGTACTGGCTTTAAATAAATCTAATGCTGTTTTTACAAATGAGATTGTTTTCATTACAGCAAAACCACCCGCAATACCCGCTGTGGCAGCTATTACTAATTCTTTATTTTGTATAAGCCAACTAACTCCAGTTTTAAAACCATCGAAGGCAACACTTGCAACATCGATTCCCACAGCCACTGTACTACTCATTGTGTCTGCAAATGAAGCGATATTATCACTAGTCTCTTTAGGTAGACCGAAGTTTTGCCATAAATCGGATACATTACCTGAACCATTAACCAATGACATGAAAGTATCTTTAGCTGTACCCACAAAAGAAACCACTCGCTCTATTTTTCCAACCAACTTATCGGTATCTAGGTTTTCAATCCACTGTGATGCAGAAGCCATACCATCAACAAATGGTTGTAAGAGTGGGCCACCAATCTTCCCTTTTAAATTCGTCCAAGATTGCTTTAAATTTCCTAATTGGTTTTCATAAGCATCTGCTTCGCGTGATGCTTGTCCTAAAGCCCCGGATAATTTGTTCCCATCTTCAACCATAGCCATTAAAGTTAGTTGTTTTTGAGATTCATTTAATTTAATGAACGACTTACCATATAGTTCGTTGGCTTTAGCATTACGTGTAGTTTCTGTAGCTGAAATACCGAGTGCTGCATCATTTTCAAAGTTTCCTTTTAAAAATGATTGCATGTTTTCAATTACTTCCTCAATAGATCGGTCGTAGAATGCTGCACTATCAGCAGCAGCTAAAGTTGCACGTTCGGTTAAAGATAGTGCTTCAGCAGTATCCGCACCTGTCGTCTTTGCAAATGCTGCTATTTGAGTAAAACTGCCTTTTAGCCTTTCTGGTAACATTCCGGTTTGTTTAGCAATTTTATTTAAATTTTCATCTGCTGTAGATTGCATTCCAGTAAATACTTGGTCAAACTGTGCATTCATAGCTTGGAAACCTGCGGCTGCCTCGATTGCGCTCAATCCGAACTCTTTCACCTTATTAACAGCAAAAACACCTGCAACAATTCCTACAAGACCACGCATCATTGATTTAAAACCATTTAACGTTTTGCTAACATGTTGTACTTCTTGATTTAATTGGTCAGCTTCTGATTCAGCATTATTTAATCCACTTGAAACAAGCTGTGAAGCAGTATGACCTGTTTGCCCGAAATGAGTAAAGCCTTGAGCTGTATGATTTAAACCTTGTCCAACACCTAATATTTCATTTTCTATGTTATCCATAGCTTGATTTATTGCTTGTAAGGTAGCAGAAGCTTCATCACGAAAGTTAATACCAACATACATATCACGCAATGTGTTACTCATTTAATCACCCCCATCACCTTTAGTGCTGCAAGGGCATCAATAATACTCTCGTTATCCCATGACATAACGATTTGCGGGTCTAAACCATACTCTTTGGCTACAATATAGGGCCATAAGTTACTTTTCACTTTTTTTATATGACGAGCAGGGATGTTTTTCACCCCTGCAAAGTTCATTTTTTTATTGTCCTGTTCGAAGAAAGGAAAAGGCGGCGTTCGTTACTTCTTCCAGTTCCGCCCACGTTTCAAAATCATCCATTGTGAGCCCTGCAGGGGTAACAACAACATGTTGAAGCATCAAAGGCATCATTTTTGTATTAAGTACTTTCCCTACTGCATTTGTTCCTTCATCCATGATTTCAGCTTGCTTTGAGTTCATTACATTTTGAAATGTGTATTTGTTGCCAGCTTTAGATTCATATTCTTTTGTTTTTGCTTGAAATGCCATAATATTTAGTCCTCCTTATAATGTGCTGCTAAAATTACATATTCTAACGCCTCTACTTCTTCCGCACGAGTAAATGGAGGCAACTTTTGAATCCGACAATCTTCACCAGTCACACGTTTGTTTAACGTTGTATCATGTAACATAACATCAAATGATTCTCCACTTTTATAAAGCTGCAACAATATAGGTACAGATGCCGATTCAGGTTTTAATTTAAATGTAAATGTACCAGTCTCATTATTTGATTCATTCCATGTGACATTACCATCCGCACCGACATTTTGTGTCCACTTATCCTCGTTTGGCTCTGCTGAAATTGCGTCTCCATCTGCGAAGCCGGTCAAAATATTGCCAGCTACTACAGCTTGCGTATTCTTAAAATTGTGTACGCTCATGTAAAAAACCTCCTTAC